ATATTTAGAAGTGTTAGTGTAGTTAAAAAAATGATTTATAGAATTATGACCAAAAGTATTATCTGTATAACCTGCCGTTGCGTAACGCAAAATTGAAGCATTCGTACCAGCAAAACTTGAAGCGGCACTACCATTACCAACAAGTGTTGTAAAAGAATAATTTGCTCCTGTATCACCATTTATATTGCCATCAGTATTTATAGGAGAACCATTTACTTGTGCTTGAATCACTAAAACCAAATCAGTATATGTTTGAGGAATTGAGGAAAAAGTTATCGTTGTTTGAGTAGAAGCCAAAGTTTGACTTGAAATAGGTTCGTATGTTTTAGGCATTATGCGTTCACCCCATATAAACAAAAAGTAGAATTAACAGCAAAGTTTGTACCACTACTAGTTAAAACAACAGAGTTAATAGCGCCAGTTGTTGCAGCATAACCACTTGTCATACCAACAATACCTACACCATTTCCATCAGTACCATACAAATTTCTAACTGTTTTGAATTTATTTGTATCTGTGTAATCAAGAATATCAACCACGTTTGCTGAAAAGTTAGCACTATTCCAAGAATTATTAGTTCCCCAACCAACAGGGCCAAAAATTGAATTAGGGTTAGCACCAGTACCAGTACCAGAACCTGAGCCATAAAGAAAATGAGTACGAGTTGCCACACCATTTAATGTTATTAAACAAAAAGAATCTCCTGCTGCTGCTGTATTTCGAGTCGCTACTCTTATTTGTAAATGTTTATACGTTTGTGGAATAGATGAAAAAGTTACAGTTGAAGTGGCAGTACCAACAGTTACAGTTGCGATAGATTCAAAGTCACCAATTGCTACGCCTGCACCTAAACCATAGGCGCGTGCTGAAGCACCAGCAAAAGAACCAACAATAGGCATCTATGATTCCCTTTTATTTGAACTGGGTTTGCGAAGCCAAAACAGTAAACGCAGAACCAGCAGTCTTAATAACAGTAAACGAATAAGAATCAATAGAAGAAGCATTACCTGCTGTCGGTGCTGCCCCACCCTGCCACTTAGTAGAAACACCAGCAGTACCACCATCAACCCAAACAGCAGTTGGATAATAAGCTGTCGTGCCATTAGTGTTCAAAAATACTGAAGTGATCGCTTCACCTGTTTGAAGTTGGTTATTCATAGTCACAGAAGCATTACCACGCAAGTTGATAATAAAGTTTGCTGCTGCGTTAGCGGTGTAATAGGTAACAGAATCTGTGTTCGAGTTAATTGTTACCGTGCCTGTTGCTGTAGAAGCTGAAACGTTTACAACTTCTTCAGGGGCGTAAAGTGTTGGATTCTTACCAGGAGCATTAACCCAAGCTGAACCTGTGTAATAAGAAAGTTGATCGGTGTCCTGCAAATAGGTCATATAACCCTCGGCAGGGGCTGTGATAGCAGAAGCGCGTGCAGCAGTACCAGCAAAAGACATAATGCTTTGTTGCATCAAATATGTGTCAACCTGTGCTGCGGTAAGAACATCACCAGCAACAAAATCCTTAAAACCTGCACCAGCCATTAAATTACTCCTCTATCTTGTAGTTATTCTAATTGCCTAAACGACCTGTGTCGAGCAGACCAAACACAGCATCATCCAACACAAACTCGGCATATTCAAGTGTTCTGAAACGGAAAGTAAGTTCGTGAACAAATATACCGACCCTGTGCTCAATACCAGTAATCTGACCATATTTTACAATCTGTGAACCAATGTTGTTTGGTGTGAACTTGATTTGAACCTGATCAGTTAATTCCAAAGCCAGCAAAGAGTTTTGTTGCGCTGTGGAAAGTTCAGACATTTGCACGGTAATAGAATCAAAACGGTATTCAGGTTCAGAGTATGTTCCAAGAAGCGCATCAGCTAAAGCCAGCGCGTCAGCATCAGAATTAAACAGCAACCCATCCATATTGAGTGAAGAAATGCCGTAAGAGTTTTGTGAATCTGTGTCCTCAGCAACCTGTGGTGAACCACCATCACGAGTGATAACAATACGGTTATACAAAAGTTCTGAACCGTAAACCACCGCAACATTACTGAAAGGAATTCCTGTACCATCATCAGTTAAAACAACTAACCCTGAAGAACTTGGGCCAGTCAAAGTGTCCTGAAAAGTTATTCGACCAGACTTATCAATAAACAAATTACCTGACTCAGTTGTTTCAACAACCTGCAAATAAGTTAAAGCACCAACACCCTCATCAACAACATCACCTTGCAAGTTAATAGTTCCAACATCAATGTTCCTATTTGTTGAATCCCAGTTAACTTCAGGTCTATCCAAAATTGCAACAATTCTTGCACCAGTAAGTTGAGGAACAGCAGTATGTGCTGACAAAGTTTGTTGAGCTAACAAAGTGAAACCATCAGAAGCGACAGCAGCAGCAGTATTATCGCCACCAGGGTTATAGTTCAAATTCCAGTCATCAATCAGACCATAAAATACAGCTGAACCATTAGACTTCACACGAATCTCACGGTGAGGCACAATCTGACCAGCGTAAGGGCTTGCAGAGTTCAACGGATCAAAAACTCTTGTGCTGTTATCAAACACAACTTCTAAACCACCAGCATTATATTTATCAAGTTCGCGTGAACGCCCACGGTTAGAGTTAATGTTGATAACATAATCTGTTACATCATAAAAAAGTGTTCCACCTAAAGTAAAACTGGTGTTATCTAAAACACCTTGAACAGGATCATCAAGAGTAAAGAACGGCCCACCAGCAGAACTTAAATCAAAACCAATTTCAACTGTTTTTGTTGGTAAAGCCATTTATGCTCTCGCAAATACTTGACCAGAGGTACGCTCATACTTTTTGATTGCTTCAACAATTTGTGCGCCAACTTGTGCGCCATTAGTTCCAACACCAGCTGTAACGTTAATGTTGTAAACAGCACCCATAAGACCAGAGTTGCGACCTGATAAAGGAATAACAGCTTCAGGGCCAGCCTCACCAATAAGAGCATTAGTTGGGCTAGTAACAATTCCACCTTTAGCCAAACGAATCTTGCCCATTGCTGCAGCCATAGCGGTATAACTTCTTGAAGCAGAAGTTGATGCTGCACCACCTGCTGCTTGAATAATCTTTTCCATCTGAGTTAATTGGGCTGGTGCTGGTGTTTTAATAGTTGGTGCTGGTATTGCACCAGTATCTGCCCCGCCACCTGAACTTGATGCTGCTGCTGTCTTAGTTGCTGGTGCAGTTAAACTTTCACGCAATCTATCCAACTCAGCTTGAGCTGAAGCCAAAGAAGCCTTAATTCCATCAACCAAAGCATTACCTTGATCCACACCTTGCTGATAAAAAGTTTGCGCACCAAGACGACCAACAGTTTCAGCTACAACGTTCACGGCATCAAGCAAAGTATTTATTTGTTGAATAACAGTTGTTCCGCCAGCAATTAACTGATCAGCAATCAAAGAACCTGCATCAAAACCTGCATCCAATAATTCACGAATACCACGTTCAGATAAGCCCATAACAATAAGCTGTTTAACTTTATCGGCAAAACTTGTGGCATCTTGAGCCTGTTTAGTTATTGCTTCAATGAAGTTTTCTGTTTCAATGGCTTTACCAAAATCAATAACATCTGTGACGGAACTAGAAATGGTGTTATTCAAATCCTCAAACTTGGTCGTTACCGCACTCAAAGAGTTTTCAGCAGAAGATAAAGAGGTTTGTAGATTATTGACAATGCTGTCCTGAAGTTTAATGTTGGCGTTGATAACAGCCTTTTGAGCATCAGATAAGCCTTTAACCGTTTTAGTTGTTTTTTCTATAACAGGATTAGCACCCTCAATTGCTGATTTGAAACCATAAATTTTCTCAGCCATCAATTGATATCTATCACCAGCCGCTTTATTTGTTTCTGCTAAATCTCTAGTTTTTTCACCAGCATCATTGAAGAATTGAAGTGGCAGAGTTCCTAACTTAAATATAAGTGTTACAACATTACCTAAAGCCTCAACCCAACGATAAAGACCTGGATAATTAGTTTCTAAACTTTGAGTGAAATCTTGAACTTCACGAATAGTTGCAGCAATGCCGACAATCACATTTGCTAAATAATCAGATATTTGTAACAAGGCTTTACCAAAGGCTTGTGCGCCACCACCTTGACCTGAAAATAGTTCTAAAGCCTGAATAAAACCATAACCAATAGTTTCTTTAGCTTCTTGAGCATAAGCATTAAGAATTTGCATTTGACCAGCAAAAGTTTGAGCAGCAGCAGAAGCCTGGCCACTAAACTTTGCACTCAAAGCACCAGTAATCAAATCTAAATCTTTTGTTGCAAGAATTGATTTATCTAAACCAACACCAAGTCTTTGTAACGCTGTGAATTGACCCCCAGCGGCCTTTGCAAGCGAAATTGAGACGCTTTCTAAATCTCTGCCTGTACCTGCGGAAATATCAAGTGCAAGAGTTAAAAGTTTTTGTGATTGTTCAACATCACCAGTCGCTAAAACCAAAGAATTGAGGGCTGGCCTTAACTGGTCATCAAGGACACCAGTAGAAAATTGTGTTGTTGAAATAAAACTGCGCAAACCATTGATTTGCTGACTTGTAGCGTTAGTTGTATTCCTAATAGATTTCTCAAGTTGAACTTGGGCTTTCTGATCTTCCATTGCCCCTTTAACAGAGGAGACAAAGAAAGCCGCAACTTTTTGTGCAGCAAAAACACCAGCAATAGATTTACCAAGATTCTTTACTGTCTTATCAAAACCACCAAGACTTCTGTTCGCGTCATTAACACCCTTGGCATTGTATTGACTGACAATAGGAATGTTAATTGCCACAATAAGTCCTTAACCTTTTGGTATAAATTCGAGTGTTCTGTTCTTTATTTTAGAGTATCTTTCCAAAGTCTTATTTGCTGATTCAATAATCTGTGGCAGATAGCGTTCTGCTGCTTTCCAAACATAACGAGATGGTTTACCAGGCAAGTTTTTAATCATTGCTTTACCTGAAGCTGTTTTACCTGAACTTGCAATACCAGCCATATCAACCATTTCAACAGCAGCATTAGAAGTCTTAACAGTCAAAAGACTTGTGTAACCTCTACGCTTTCGCATATTTATTTTCGCTGTCACACGAACAGTTTGACCCCAACCAAGGCGACCATTGTTATACATACCTGATAAAGGTGGCTCAATAGGAATACGAGATTTAATAATTTGATACAAAGGTTTCACATCAGTAATCAAATCTTTACGCAACTGACGATACAACTCAGGTTCAATTTGTTTAAGTTCTTTAATCATCTCATTGACACCAGCGATACCGCGGATTTGCACTTCAGCAGCCAATTAGTTTGCTCTCCCACTAGATGCACGCCAACGCAGATACATACCTAATGTGAAAAGCATACGGTCAGACTCTTGTAATAGCAAAGAGGGAGCAATCCCAGTTTCACAAGCTAAATAAGCGATATACCAATGCTCAGAAGAATCTCCGAGCGGAATTATTTTGGGTCGTTGTCGCTTACTTGAATTTCATCAACTTCATCAAGCCAGTTGTCAAATTCTTTTTTAGTTGCGTTAGTTCTTTTTTCAGAGTGCCAAGCAAGAAATAGCAGATCAGTAAGTTTGAACTCGGCTTCGAGTTTTGCTACTGACCTGCTGTATTTTTCTTCAAAGGCAACTAGGTCTCTAGCTGAACAAATGACTTCTTTAGAATTACCATCATTGTAATTCACGCGCAGGTTGATTTTCATTTTTTCCTTTGTTGTTAAGCTGTTGCTCTTGTTACTGAACCGCTAATTGGCCAAGTAACAGAAAGAGTAGCAATGTCTCCAACGCTTGATGCGAATGGTGAGTATTGGGTTACTAATGCTGTCATTGTGTAACTAGGGTTTGTAGCAGTTACAGTACCACTTGTAGGTTTAATAATCACAGTTGCGATTGATCCTAGTAATGGATTTAGTGTTGCATCAACTGAACCTGCTGCAAAATCTTGCATAAAGTTAAGTGTTAATGATGCTTGTTTCAAGCCACCGATTCTGGTTCTCCAAGTTGAACCAAAGGCAGTTGTTTCTAGATTGTCAGCTTCCTCAGCTAGTTCAACTGAGTTAAGGGAACTAGAAAAATCTGTTCCGCCAATGCTAACAAAATAGTCTGTTGCTGCGAACTTTGCCATTTTGTTTCCTTATCTTTTCTTGTTACGCGTAACAGAGGGAAGTCTGTTATCTCTATATTACTTCAGGTTTAGGCGTAAACGACAACAATGAACTCGCAAGACAAATAGGTTGTCTCACCAATGACACTTGAACCATAATTTGACATTGTTGTAACCCTACAATCGTAGGCTTTGCCACCCAAAGTTTTATCACCCTCAACTGCTGCCTTAACTGAACTAGCACCAGAAGTTGCACAATAACCATCAATCGAGTTCTGCGCTGTTCTTTCATCAGCCCGACCAACGATAAGAAAGATTCTAAAAGTAAATGTGTCCATTCCTCTATGGAATGTGTCATCAAAACTTATGTTGTCTGGAATCACAATTGCAATAGGTGGATTAGGGTTGTCTGGCATTAGAGCTGAGGTTCTTAAACCAGAGATTGTTCCCAGCCTTGTAGCAAGACCAGTTCTGATATCACCAACTGAAGCCATTAAAGAATGTTCCTCATCCGTCTATACGGCATAACAAGTTGTGCCACATCTGGATCAAGTTGTGATGACACTCTGATAGCACCAAGGTCACCAAAACCTGCAACGCCAAGAGGGGAATCTAAACGCTTAAAAATTCTTGAAGCCTGAATAATACAAGCCTGTTTAATTGCAATAGGAACAGCAGGCCAACCATAAGTTCCTTGAATCTTGATTAGGGCTTCTCCACCAGTAATAGGCCACAAATAATCGCCAACAGCACGAATGTTTGTGTAAGGCCAAGCAATACCATCAAGCACACCGTTAAGTGGTTCAAGTTGGTAATCAGTTGTTTTCCAAACTGTGTCAAAAACACCATCAGCGTCTTGAGCTGTTGTAACGGTTACAGTTCCGTTAGCCAAGTCATCAACTTCAACATTGAAATCATCTACTGCCACAAAATATCTTGTTGCTGTACCTGATGAATAAAATTGTCGCCCTGCGTAACCGTCTATAAGTCTGGATGCAGATTCAACTGCCATATCCAGTAATGAATCATCCACCGAGTCGGTGATGCGTAAGGCCGCTTTCACTTCCGCAAGTGAGGCGTAGCCGTTTGTAATAGCCAAAATAACTCCTAAGTCTTAGTCCTTAGTCTATTGCAATTTAATCCCAGGAGTTGCGTCTAATCCTGCGAATATTCCAAGGGGTTTCAGTTGTAATGTTGTTGGACTTTTTGTGTTGCCAATAATCTTGGTTATCAGGGAAAGTCACATTGTTGCGTTCAGCATACCCATTTTTGATTGATACAGAATTGACGTGGGCAACAGGAATAAATGAGTTAACAATTTCAATGTTT